GAAATCATGTCGCCGCCCCAAACCTTAGAGCTGCCACCAAGACCGCTCAGCCACGATGTAGCCTTGCCGACACATGACTGCACAGTGGATTTGACATTCACTGCCCCAGAACCTTTTTTGAATTTGTCCATCATGTTTTTGGCCTTGTCATACATTTCGTTATACATGGTTTTGGCAATCCATTTTGTTGTATCACTCAGATTGCTAGTAACGGATGATTTCATCCCTTTACTGTTCGTATCAACAGTATTTTTGGAATCCTTAAATGTGCGTGAAATATCATTTTTAATAGAGCCGCACTTATCAGACATAAAGGTGACCAGAGGTCCCCATGCATTTTTAGTGTCATTACCCATTCCACGATTTGCGCCGATAAGGGAGTCGCGCGCATTGTTAAAGTTCTGCTCTATGGCCTTTCCCGCTTTTTCCGAGTTGACACTCACATCGTTTCTTATGGTGTCTATGGAGTCTGCCACAACGCCCTTTATGCTCCCCCAAGCACTTTCGGTATCCTTATCAGATCCATTCCACACTTCGCTGATTTTATCTCCGATTTTGCCGAAGATATCGCTTGCGCCTTTTTTTAAATCCTTCCAAGTATCGCCTAAAGACTTTGATATTTTATCCCACGCTTTACCCGCGCCTGTTTTAATGCCGTCCCATGTATCGCCAATAACTTGCTTTACGTTGTCAAATGCAATGCCAGCCCCCTCCTTAATCTGATCCCAAGTATTTCCGACATGAGTTTTTATTCCTTCCCATGCTGTTCCGGCAGCTGATTTTATGCCATCCCATACATCACCAATCGCGGAAGCAATTCCTCCGAATATGGATGGAATCAGTCCAACAAGAGCGCCAACTCCTGCTTTAATCCCGTTGATAAGCCCTTCTATCAAGAAACCCCCGATATCAGAAAATACTGTACTCGGCGAATGAATACCAAACAGCTCTTTTATGCCATTTATGATGGGGTCAACTATTACACTACGTAAAAAGCCGATAGGATCAGAAAAGAAATCCCTCACACCGTTGCAGAAGCCGTCCCATAGCCACTTGCCAAGGTCTGCGGCTAGGCTTA